GTGAATATCGAGGTGCTGTCTTATGAAACAGAGCCCGCCGATGAATCAGTCGGTTGGCCGGGCGGTGTGTATGACGTAGATTTTTCGGTCACAAATGCAAGCGGGCGCGAAATGCGCTGGCTTGATAAATACATAACAGAAAAACAATATAAAGCGATTTGCGAATACGTTGCAGAAAAAGTACTTTTCTAAAACTTACGGCGGGGAAACCCGCCTTTTTTGTGGAGATAAAAATGATTCATTTGTTGTTTTTGCTTGCTTTGTCGTGCAGCGGAGGTGTTTTCTTGCTCGGGTTTGCGTGGTTGATGGGTTTAATTGATACATTGCACGCGCTTTTTGATTTTTTCCTGCTTGTAACAACGGCTTTTTTATCGGCCAGCAAAATCGCAGACATGGAGGAGGAAAAATGCTGATTCAGGCAAAAACGAAGGCTTACAGCTTGCGGCTCGATATCAAAGAAACCGGACCAGCCGGGATGGTCGAAACGCGCTTGGTGTATCAGCGCCAAGGGGAGCCCGACGAAATTGTGATTGAAAAGATCGCTCCTTTGTCCTCGGTAAAACAATTGATGGACGGAATTTTTCGAGAGCTTTTCATCGCAACTGGTGAAAAAACGTGTTGAGCTTTGTTGCCTATTGATGCACAATTCAACACACAAAAACACAAAAGGTGCCACGATGAAAGAAACAATTAAAATCACAAGCCGTGAGCAATGGCTTTCTGAGCGCGCAAAGGATGTGACAAGCACCGAAGTGTCCGCTCTTTTCGGGCTCTCGCCTTACATGACGGAGTTTGAGCTCTACCACCAAAAACGCGATGGCGTGATTGTCACGCTTGAAGAAACAGAGCGCCTTAAATGGGGCCAACGTCTTGAGGCGGCAATCGCTCATGGCGCGGCCGATGACATGGGCTGGCAGATCGCGAAGATGGATGTTTATATCCGCGATCAAGAGGCCCGCATGGGCTCAAGTTTTGACTTTGAAATCCTGAGCTCAAGCGACGGGCCCGGCATCCTGGAAGTAAAAAACGTTGATCGCTTGGCGTATCGCCAAAACTGGCTAGATGATGGGCAGGGCAACATTGAAGCCCCGGAGCACATTGAGTTGCAATGCCAGCATCAAATGGCCGTAACAGGCCGCGCATGGTGCGCAATCGTTGTGCTTGTCGGGGGCAACGAACAAAAGATCGTCCTGCGGAATCGGGACGACGGTATCGGAGCGAAGTTGCGCAACAAGGTTATCGCGTTTTGGGAGAGGGTGCAAAGCGGGCTGGCTCCTGCGCCAGATTATGAGCGCGACGCCGAATACATCATCAAGCGCAGCCGGGCAAACGAAGGCGAAGAAATGCAGGCTGATAGTGAGCTCGCTGAAATGATCCGTCTTTATCAATACGTGTCGCGTGAGTGTTCGGATCTCGAAAAGATCAAGGAAAAACGCAAAGCGGAAATCCTTGAGCGAATCGGCACCGCTAGCCGGGTTTTTACAGACTTTTGCACATTGACCTGCGGGCAAGTGCAAGACGCGCCCGTGGTCGTTATTACGCCCAATATGGTCGGGCAAGCAATAGGCGGCCGAAAAGGTTATCGGTCGTTTCGTTTCAACGCAAAAAAGGAGAAGTAAGAAATGGCAAACGAAATCACGCCGATTGACGGTATGCGCAACACACTGAAGGCCATGACGCCAGAGTTCCAAGCTGCACTGCCGCCGCAGATTCCGGTCGAAAAGTTTATCCGCACCACGATGACGGCAATCCAAATGCAACCGGGTCTGCTCAATGCAGACAAGCGCAGCCTGCTGGCCAGCACCATGAAGGCTGCTCAGGATGGTTTGCTTTGCGATGGCCGCGAGGCGGCATTGGTCGTGTATCGCACCAAGGAAGGCCCCAAGGTTCAATACATGCCGATGGTCGGCGGCATCCTCAAGAAGATCCGCAACAGCGGGGAGCTGGCGAGCATCGGGGCGCATGTGGTGTATGAGCGCGACCACTTTGAGTATGAGCTGGGCGACGATGAGCGAATCGCTCACAAGCCTTTTTTGGGGGCAGACCGCGGGCAACCAATCGCCGCGTATGCAATCGCAAAGACAAAAGACGGGGCCATTTACCGCGAAGTGATGAGCGTGGCCGACGTTGAAAAGGTGCGTCAGGCAAGCCGCGCCAAAGACGCAGGCCCTTGGGTTGATTGGTGGGACGAAATGGCGCGGAAAACCGTTATCCGCCGCCTGGCAAAGCGTTTGCCTTCGAGCGCGGATCTTGACCAGGTGCTTGACCATGACAACGAAAGTTTCGTGCAGGTTGAGCGCCGCGAGCCGGTCAATGTGACGCCAGCCCCGGAGCAACAGCAAGCGCCTTTATCCAGGCTCAAGGCTTCAATAAGCGAGATTGAAATTCCGGTTGTCGATATACCCGAAGTCGTCGAGGTGCCGAATGATCCTGACCAGTAAAGAGCTTGCCGAGCGCTGGAAGATGAGCGAACAGATGTTGCGGGTGTGGCGCGTCAAAAACAAAGGCCCGCAGTACTTCAAGCTTGGTGAAGGAAAGAAGGCATCTGTTCGATATCGACTTGAAGATGTCGAGGTGTGGGAAAAACAGCACGATATAGGAGGAGTTAAATGAAGCTACGAGAAGCAGCACAACAGGCGCTGGAGTACATTGAACAGCACGCAATCATTAGCGGGATTCCAATACGAGACGCCCTTCGCGCCGCGCTTGCCGAGGATCGTTCTGCCGACACCGGGAAAACGTCAGACCATTTTGCTGACGCCGGGAAAATGGTGGCAACCAGTCAGGAATACCGACATGTTGAGCCGGTGGCGTGGATAGGGTGCCTTGAAGGTGGAATTGAGTATGGCACCTATCACAAGGCCGCATTGAAACTGCCAGATGGCGTGCGATTTGATCTTTACACCGCCCCGGTTGTCGCCACCGAGCGCGAGCGCATTGCGGCGTGGGTTGAGGACATGTGCGTGGGGCTGGACGCAAAGACCATCGCCAACGGCATCAGGAACAACGGGAACGACGACATTCGGGCTTTCGAGGTGAGGAAATGAGCACGTTCAGATCAGTGGTGCCGGATTCGCGGCTAATCGAAATCATCAGGGGCTACATTGCGAGCCAATCAACAGAAACAACAATGCCGGACATGCGCGGCGAAATTCACTTGCTGGCAGTGGCTAGGCTTGTGGTGGATGAAACGCGGGCGAGATTGCCGCTGTACGAGTTGGAGGTGAGGAAATGAACGACGACATCATCCTCATGGCGCGGGAGGCGGGGTTCGCACACTCATGGTCAGAGGCAGCAGGTGAAGCACTAGAACGCTTCGCCGCCCTCGTCGCCGCCGCCAAACAGGAACAGATCGCCCGCCAGTGGGACGCCCTGCACGAGCAATACATGGCCGACCCGCTGCGCCGGCAGATGATGTTGAGTTATGAGATGGTGGCGAAAATGATTCGGGGGAATGCAAAATGAACTATATACCGATACACACCAACATCGCGCCCAGCTATAACTATTTGAGCGCAGAAAACGCATACTTGAAACAAAACGTCGAATACAAAGATGCTGTGCTGGCAGAGCAGCAAGTAACAATAACGAAGTTTCAGGATGACGTAAGCCAGTTGTCTCAGGCAAATATGCAGCTGAAATCAGAGCATGACAAGGCTGTGTCAGATGCTGCAAGGTGGCGGGTGATGAAAAAGATTATCTTGTCACAAGGCGGCGAACGTCACTTGTATGAAGTTCAGAAAACCGTTGATCGGGAGATAGAAAATGACAGAGCAAGAAAAGCAGGCATGGAATGAGGCAATTAATGCTGTGCTTGAATTGATGCGTATTCATCCGATACACAGAATAGGGGAAGCAGCGTTTATGCGCAGGCTTATTGCATTAAAAGAAAAGGCGGAAAAGAAATGAAAGTGACATTCAGTCCGGTAGTGACTGTTTTTGAGGTGCCGCAAAGCAATTCAACAAACAGCAAAAGTGCAGCTATTGATAGAAGCTCACAGCACTCAGATGCGGTGCCAAACCACATGCATGCACAGCGTTTGCAGGCGAGAATGACATCGGCAGAAATCCAAAAGCCAAGTGCTCTTGAACACGCTAGAACGGTTGCGTATAAAGCGGCACTGGCAAGCGGTGCATTGTCACTGGCGA